ATGTAAAGTTTTTCCATTTCCTCTTGTGGGATATATTCTGGAGTCTTAATGCCCATGATTTCCATCTTTTGTGCTGGTGCAATCCACCATGCCTTATCTAACCAATCAACTTGTTCTGTCTTGTTTGCCTCTAATTCTTGATACACTTTGATGTCATATCCAATGTAAATGTTTTGCCCACGATAACCCCAATCACTCTTTAACTTTCGGTTTAAGTTCTCTGCAATACCATCAAGCAAAGGAATAGCACAACGCAAAGTCAATGCTTTCTCTCCCTCTAATTGGTTGTTGTATGTTTTGTTATCTGCATCGTTTAACAATTGAGATGGCACTCCGTAAATGTTACAAAGTGATTTCATATCCCATTTTTCACTCTCGATAATGTTCAACTCAACTGGACTAAGTCCGATTTGTTTCCAATCCACCTTGTAACCAGACACGGCAATTGAATTGTAGTTTGATGAGCCACTTTTTTCGCCAACAGACTTTTTAAGTGCTTGGGCTTGTTGTGCTCCACTATTAGGATCAAATCGGTCATCGTTAAAGTATAAAACTCCAGCTGGTCCACCATTCTCAAACGCACTAACGGCAGCAGTCTTCGCTTCGTTTGAACGAGTCAAAGTTCTTGCAGCTGCTAATAAAGGCGATTGACCATAAAGCTGGTTACCAGTTACGTTCCATGCTGGGTTAAAGTATTTGTCGTGCAATATTTCTTTTGGATCAAATGACCACAACTTACCATAAAATAATTGGTAGCCAACTCGCACTGGAGGGAATACCTCACAATCAGCGATGATTGCCATATATTGAGATGGTAGTGCGTACAACTCGAATGGTTTTGATTGGTTTGCACCTCCCTCGATAAGTTTTGCATATATGAATGTATTTCCAGTGATTAGTTTAAATGCACACCATTGCTCAACTAAGTCAGCAAATGTGTCCTCCTCGTTTGGATATTTTAATAAGTCGTTTAGTCTTGCATCGCCAGTGTAAATCTCAAACGCTTTTGTATGCAATTCTTTTACCTCTTGCCAGTTTGTGATTTTGTCTGGTTGTTTCATCAAGGCTTTATAACGAGCCGCAGCTTGAGTGTCCACCTCCTTATAAACGTGGAATGGAGCCAACTTTGCTTTGTCCGTAATTAGTTTGATTATTGAATAAACAATGTCGTTTGCTTGATAACCATCTCGAACATAACCTTGTGCATTTGCACCTTGCCATGTTACAATTCCTTTTTGTATTGCTATTTGGGAACTCGTTGGATAAGTTGGAACAACAGTTTGGAGTTTCTTTTTACTAAAAAAATCAAGTACACCCATATTAAGTTATTTGTTCAAAGTTACAATTTTTGTAATTACCAAACGGCAACGGAGAATTTTGGCGAATATTCAAAATACATCCTCATTGCCATTGCATCGCTAAAGTCTGGAGAACGACCAATCAATGCTTTGACACTATCCTTTGGTAAAATCCTTTTTTTGCCATCTTTATCCATGTCCTTTTGTTTCACTTGCTCCAACTCTTGGATAATAGATTGTTTTATGTTTCCATCGTTTTCGATGTAAATCTCATTGTTGTTTATCTTTTCTGCTAACTTAAAGTAACATTGAGACTTTAGGTTGTCAAAGTTTTCTTTCTTTAGCGTTATTGGGTTATCCAATGGAGAACTATTGTTCACAAATCCCTTGCAACGCAGAATGTCCACAACTCCTCCTCCGATGCCATCCTCATCAGCTATGATGTGACTTGTTGGGATTTGGTGGGTTTGTTGATGGGATTTAATGATGTCAGCAACTTCCACAACGGACTTATTGCGATACTGATAGAAACGAACACGAAGCCCATGCCAAATGCCAATAACAGTGCTATCGTTACCAAAACGAGCGACATCGCAAGTAAGGTAAGGCGAACCATTAGGAACAAATGTGTTAGAAAAGCAATCAATAATCTTGTCATATTCAATTAAAGTTGATGGATCGTTGTCATATTCCCAGTTACCAAATAGCAAACGTTCTTTGGATGCCGTATCTAAAGTTAATAAAGATTCCTTGTAATGTTTTGATATAAAAGGATTGTCATCAATTAAAGATGGAATAAATTTCTTTGATGATGGTAAATTACCATCCAATTGAGGTTTATAAAAGTCCGAATAAACCCAATTCTTTGCTGGGTTACAAGTGTAAAGTATTTTGGGAATTAAGTTGTTTTCATCAAGTTGGTATCTTATCCTTGACCTTACTATGTTTTTAGCCTTGTCGGTTACCTGGTTTGCCTCATCGATGAACGCATCGGTAATCTCAAGGGAACCCAATTCATCAAAGTTTGGATCGGATGGATAAGCAAACAAATCCTTAAGCAAAATTACTGATCCATTAAAAAACTCGATTTGGTTTGATTGTCCGTTGTATTTGTAGTGTTTGCCACTCTCCAATCCTTGCATCTTAGCAATCTGGAATAGTGAAACCAATGTTGTTTCCTTTAGTGTCTTTAGAACGGCACGACCAATAAGACCTCTCGTATTTGGGTATTTTAACCTATTCTTTATTTGCCAGTAACAACCAAGTGCAGTTTTACCACCTCCAGCACCTCCACCGAATAGCAATTCAAGTGTTGTGTTGTCTTCTAAGTGATCAAGTGCAATGGTTTGTTTTATGGATAATTCCATTAGATTGATGGGTTATTGCCAACGTAAGTTTTTTTTTCTTCCCAGTTAATTGTCATCGTTCCGTTTATATCAAGTTCGGTTGATTGCTTTGGTTTACCCTCTAATCGGTCTAAGATAATCTCGTATGCTTTAAGGTCGCCCTTTCTCGCCTTAGCAATAATCTGCATATCCAATTGTTCTGCAATACTAAAGTCTTCTTCTTCTCCAGTAACTGGGTTTCGTACCTTAGTTACTAATTCAAGTAATCGCAAAAGTCTTGTCTTGCTATTTTGCACTCCTTTAGGTCTTCCTGGTCCACCAGGATTGCCTACTTGGAATGGTTTAAGATTTTGTTCGTTTGCCATATCTCACGATTTATTCTCGTTTTACAAAGGTACTCCGTTCTTTTTGATTACCAAACTTGGGTCAAGTTTTCTCATTCGGTCAACTATAACTTGGCAGTATTTAGGGTCTAATTCCATAGAGAAATTAGTCCTTTTTAATTGGTTACAAGCTACCATTGTACTCCCACTTCCGCCGAATAGGTCTAAAATATATTGTGCTTTTTTATGGTTATTTAATGCTCTTTCTGCTAATGCAATGGGTTTTTGTGTTGGATGTACATAGTTTTTATCCTTAGCTATTTCCCATAAATCACTTTCATTATTTATGCCTTCATCTAATTTGCCTTCAAATAAACAAAACTCGTGTTGATGTCTGTAACCTCTACCTAAACCAAAAACATTTTTTGCCCATACTATACAAGCGTTAAAATCAAAATGTCCTTGTAAAACACCATAAAATTTCCAATTACACCAAATATACTTTGTAGGTATTTCTAAAGCGTGTACTGTTTGAGCAAAATCATTTATAAAATCCTTAAAGTCATCTACATTTAAATCATCATTTTCAATTACATCAAACTTACCACTTCTACCATTAAAAGCAACATTATATGGTGGGTCTGTAAATAATATGTTTGGTTTAATCCCGTTTAATAATTTATTTACTTGTTCTAAATCTGTACTATCTCCACAAAATAATCTATGTTCGCCTATTTCAAATAAATCTCCTAATACTATATCTGTTTCAACTCCTCCGTCTGGTACTGCAAAATTATCTTCTTCGGCTTCTAATACCTCTGACTCAAAGTTTGGTATATCAAGACCCCATTCTGTTAAAAGTTGCTCATCCCAATTATTAGCTAAATCATCCCAATTCCACTCGCCATAACCTACATTATCCTTTACAATAAATTCTTTCTTTTGATCTTCTGTTAGGTCTTTTGCTTGTACAACTGGTACTTCGGTAAGTCCAGCTTCTTGACAAGCCTTCAGCCTCATATTGCCACCAAGTACAACATTGTTTTCATCTATTACAATTGGTCTCAATTCTAACATTTGAGGAAAGT